CTTTCTAACTCTTGAAAAGCCTTGTAATAGAACTATTGTTCTTGTCAGGATTTTCTAGTATCGAACCTCTATGGTAATTTCTCCTACTCCCATGGGTTCTAGTACACCTTCATCAGTTTCAATACTGATAACTGTGATCTGTTGGATAGAATGTTCTACCCCTAATTTATCTTTATAAGTCGTACTTGAGTTATCCTCTAATACGGTCTCTACGTCCTCTAATAAAGCGTCAAGCGCATCTACTGCATTTTCTTCATTTACATAGCAGCGTAAAGTAACATTTATATATCTGTTTTTTACGCCTGCTGTTAAGTATTCTCTTGTCTCCATTCCTGCGTTTAAATGTATTGCAGGAAACTCGTCTACTTCATCCCAAAATTTCAATCTTGGTTCTACTTGTTCGGCTAAATCTATATGGTATGCTCCAGAGCCGTCGATCTGCTTTAGTTTAGTTACTAGAGCATTTACTATCCCCTGTCTGCGAGTTGTATATGTTCTAGTTGCCATTATTATACTCTTCTAGTATAGAATCTTCCAATCGCATACTCTGCTGCTATTTCTCTCATTGTTCTATCTATTAACTTTCTTGGGTCGTAATTTGAATCTTGTTCATGTACTTCGTACGGGTCTCTTCGATAAGTATACCCAATGGAAGGAAAGCCTTGTGGAGTCATTGCTATATCTGTAGCTCTAACAGAGCTTGCAAATCTTCCTGTTCTATTCGTTAGTGCAGGTTCTCCCATATTATTCTGTACCATTGTTGGTAATTGTTCTTGTAATACTCCTAATAAAAATAAAGGTGCATGAGCAGGGCTTGATTTACTTTTTTTCTTCTTTCTTGTAGCTTGTATAACCTTTGCAACTTTAGGAGCTATGTAAGTCCCTTTTATAGGGGTTACTTTAGGCTTACGCGTTTTTCCTTTAAGCTTACTTCTTGAATTTTTTTGTACTTGAGTTTTAAGTCTTGTTTTTAGTTTTACACCTTTCTTTCCTCTCAAAGGTTTAATAGCCTCTTCTATAGTTTTCTTTTCAACCATAGTTGCAAAACTATCTGAAGATTCCATTTCAATCCAAGCAGCGGAGCCCTGTTGCGGTACCCCATTGGATGCTGCGTAGGCTTTTTGATATATATCTCCTGCTGCGGCATTAAAAGCTTTAAAAAATTCATCATTTAAATTATCAACTTCTTTTTTAGTCATTGTATCTTTATTAAACGAAGAAGCCTCAAAACTGGCTCTGACCTTTTTTGTGATCTCACCTGCATATGATGAATTAGAATCAATATTTAAATTAATTCGGTCGCTCAAATGGGCTTTCACTCTAGCGGAGCCTGTACCATCTCTGCCTTTCCAATTATCGAGAAATTCAGCTAACATTAGCCTTCTTAGACCGGCTACTGCACTATCGTCCTCGTGTCCTAAGTCTACAAATGGATCATTAGAGTCTGATATTTGAACTTTTCCCTCTTGATCTATCCATTTTTCAGTAGAGTAACCTTGTTTACCTTTAGTTCTTATAGTCCTAGAAGCTTCTTTTCCTCCTTTTCTACCTGTATTCGAACCAATTTTTCTGTTTAACTCAGCAGCCGACATTCCTCCTTCGTCGGCTTCTGTGAATGTTTGCCCTCTTCTACTATATGTTCTTCCGCTGCCGCCTCCAGTGGTTCCACTTCCATGTTGGTTGCCCCAATTACGGCCACCACCTTTCGTCATAGCCCAGTCATTTATAGCCTCTACTAATGGTCGTTGATTGTCTGATTTAAACTTATCTTTAAATCCTTGAAAAACATCTCCTCTTCCGCCTTTTTTCGCCTTTAAATAGATTTCAACTATCCAATCGTTTGGAGTACTCCCATCTATAATCTTTATTACATAAGGGCTTCCTTGCTGCTTCGATTCATTCTCCAAATCTCTATACATGTTAGCAACTAACGGACCAACATGATCCGTAAATACCTTCATTATAGCATTAAAAGGTGTATCATTTCCGAAACGATCTTTAAGACCTTTTTTGAATTTCGATATATCTTTATAGCCTTCCCTAGCTGCCATTTGTTTATCACATTCTTCTCGCAGCTGAGTAGTACTACACGATATTATATGTGTTTTTCTGTTAGAGACCTTGGTGCGAAGGGCTTGTGTAGTCCTTTCTATCTCTTTCCAGACTTGTGTCTCTAACTCTTTTAAATCTGCTAATGCCATTAGAAATTCTTATATAGGTCTAAGACCCGCTTTATGTGATCCGGAAAATCCACATTATTAGCTGCTGATGAAGTGCCTTGATTTGTCATGCTCGCACCCTGTAAACTTCGTCTTTCCTTATACTCATCTTTTAAGTAATAGGTAACAAGATCAGCAACTGCTAGTTGTAAATCTTTTGGCGTAGTAGCATACCCTGCGGTATAAACCACTTTAACAGCGCCAGGGCCTTTTGGCCAATTCTTATATGCACTACCTGTTGTAGTACGAATTACACTGTCTGTATCAGTGTCTAAATAATATTCATTATCGCCTGTTGTAAGAGTAGTATAGGAGCTAGAGTATCCTTCACGTTCTTGTACACTTACAATAGCATTGACAGGACTTTCGGTTAATTGAACCATATGAGTGTCCCAATTAATATTAAAAGTTTCCGTCTTATTAGAGCTATAATAATCTACAATATTATTACCGCAATAGGTTTTTACTAATTGGCTCACTGAATCTACAAGTGCATCAATCCTACCGTCATCCTTCACACTCTGTGAAAGATTCTTTAAGGATTTATACTCGTCTCTTGTAATTAAATCTGCCATAAGTCAATTAGTAAAAACCTGGGGGAGGACCAGAGCCCTCCCCTCAAGTTAAAGATTAAACACTCCTAATTAGGCGTATTCAATTCGAACACAAGGCTCGTCTGCACCAGCACCTGCAACTAACTCTTCAAATCCTCTGGATTGTGAAGCGACAACTGCGGTACGCTGACCTGCTACTTCGTAGTCAGTTTCAATACTAATACCACGTAACTTAGGCATTAAGTAGTTATGAACATTGACTGCACAAGCTGCTGTTTTAGTAGTTGCACGTGAGAATTGATCACTAGCTACGACTGGTGAGCCGTAAATAGAACCAACCTGACCAACTACCTTCATGGCTAGATCAGAGCCAACTTCTGACACGTCTGAGAACGCCGCATCTGAAATTAGGTTAAAATACTCTTCGACGTTAACAATGTATGCTACATCTGCAGGATTAACTCCGTATTTGCCCATCTCTGAACGAGCGGACAGTAAGTTTGCACCAGTTACTGCACCTGAACCGTCATTTGCGATATCAGTTACATTAGCAGAATCTTTTGCGAAGAAAGAACCTGCACCATCAGTACCAGCTCCACCAATTAGACCAGCTTGATTAGCTGTGCCATTCATGATTGAACCATCGATAGCGCGAGCGTGTGCTCGTGCAAGTGCTGATAGAATCCAAGGAAGAACATTAACAACGATTTGCTCGTCAGTATCGTTTGCGATAAATGTACCTGAGATCAAACGATATGCGTTCAGTGTGACACGATTAATGTGATAGTTATTATCGCTCGCACCTTTCTCTTCCAAGAGATTAGCAGTAGTTTCTAGGCCAGTAGCGTTCCAGTTGGCATCTTCAGTATCTGGGATGACTGGTAACACTGTAGCACCTGACGCGACCGTCATGCTTCTAAAAAGATTAGCAACCTTTTGCTCAAGTCGTACTTCTTCTTCGAAAGTAGAAGATACGCTTGCATCTAGGCCGATGCCAGTTGAAGCATCATAAGTGACGCCTGCTTTGGTCATAATATCTTGAGCATAGTTGGTATCCCAACCTTTACCAGTGATTTTACCTAGAACTGAAGCATAGAGAAACTCTTTGCCCCACTTAGAAATATCACCGTCGCCACGATTTGCGAAAACTCGCTTTGATTCTTGAAGGCGAGAAATTTCTTCCTTCTTCTCTTCAAGTTCTGTTTTATAAGTTTCTAGAACGTCATTGATATCAGATTTTTCCTGAGCCAACTTAGCTTCTACATCCTTAACAAGCTGTTCAGCACCAGTCTCAACTCCTACCTGAATAGCAGTCTTGACCTCCTCTTCTTGCTTGACTTTTTCTGCTTCGGCAGCTTCTACCTTTTCGGCTTCAGCTTTCTCCACAGCTTTTTGCTCGGCTTGCTTCATTGCAATATTAGTAGCAGTTTGTTCTGCTACTTGCTTTGCAAATGCTTCCAAGTCGATTTCGGGAGTTTTATCTTCCGACATTACGATCTCCTTTTGCACGGATTTCTCCGCCCTTACCGGTGTATTACTAGCTACGCTGGATGATCTCTCATCTTCATTAGCCAGAGACTGACCGGCTAGATCTACACGATTTGTGAAAGTTTTCTTGAAGTCATTATACTCTTCCATAGAGTCAAAAGACTTCGCTAAAGAAAAAGTAGCTGCCTGATTGCAAGGTACCGAAACTACCGATACCTCAAACAATTCAGCGTCCTTTATCATAAGTCCGTCGGTTTCCTCGATATAATCGGCATCCTTGACTCGGAAACCAACAGAAAATGCTCCAAGAACGCCATCCTTAACTAAGTCGCAGACCCCTGCGGGCGCAGACTTACTAATTTTTGCCTCTAGTGCCAGACCATTATCTGTTACATCGAGACCTGTAGCACGACCGATAGGACGGTCGTAGTCGTGATTAAAAAGAATAATAGGATTCTTTTTAAAATTATTTAAACCACCTTTACCCCAAGCATCTGGCGTAATACTGTCGCCAGCTCTATCAAAATCCGAAGTGCTAGCCATGCCACGTATTTTAACGCTGCCATCATCTTCGGGTGAAGATTTAAAAGTGGAAGTTAAATTAAAAATTTTATTCATTCGTTTCATTCCGTCCCGTAGTAAGAGTTATCTTATCGGGCTTAGGAGTCGAGGGAATTCTTGATTTAGGAAAATCAGGTTTATCCTTAAATAAATTTCCTCTGTCCTTCCTCTTTGCTTTTTTAATATCTTCATCAATAGTGGGGTATTCAGTACGAATATATCTAAAACACATACTCCAGCCCCCCATTACTTTCTTGATTTCTTTGATCGTATATGGAGCATCGTTTTGTCTACTATACTCTACAGAAGAGTCGAAAACCTTACCCTTCTCTATATAATATTCGGCCAAAGCTTTTGTCATTTTTCTTCGTTGTATGCTAGACATCTTCTACCTCTGCTTCTATTGGTGGTAAGGAAGGTTCTTCTTCCTCCTGTTCAGGTCTACCACCTTCATCTGGATTTGCTGCACTTCCCGCTATATTAGCTGGAACTCTCAGCTCGTCGTTACCTTCAATAGGGTCAAACCCTATTGCTTCTCTTGCCTCGTTTGGCGTGATAACTCCACCATTTACTAGAGAAGAGTAATAAGATGATTGATCTCTTAATTCTGGTTGTAATGCCGGAATATTCGTCACATCTTCTTCTAGTTTAAATCCGAAAAATCTCTCATATGCAAAATTTATCTTTCGTACTATAGGTAGTATAGTTTCTAGGTAATACAACCTCATGTTAGGTCGTAAATTTGCATTATTTCCTGAGTCTAAAAGTATTGGTGGTACTCCTAGAGATTTAAGAATGATTTTCTCATTTTCTTCTATAGAACTCTGAAAATCTAATTCTTTAAAGTTTACATTTGAAATCGAATCTACTTCGATACCCCCATCCAGGATTAAAGGTCTTCGACCGCCTGCGTCGGGTCGGTATCGAGTACTCCAGGACTGTAGCATCCGCTCTTTAATCTTTTCTGATAATGTATTTGGGCTTTTTAGTACCAGTCCTGGAATAGCTCCATTTTTGAAAAAGTTATCTTGAAACTTTCTCATACTTGTCATCAGTTGCATTGTACGCAATGAAGGACTTAATCTTGGAACTCCTCTATATATTGAATAGAACGAGTTCTCTTTAACATGTATAATTTCTGATGGCTTATATTTAATATCCTGTTGGAAGGAATAACTTTCTATATAAGTTGTATCACTTGCATTAATCGTCATCTTATCCGATGGCAGATGATATAAGTGAACTCCATCATAATAGACAAAAATATTGCCGTCTAAAATAAAGTCAATAACTAGATTTCGACGAAATGTATTTATGTCTTGAAACGGGTTTGGTTCTTGGTTTACTAGAAGATCAACTTTGGATCTTTTAATGTTCTTGACTATACTCTTGCCTTTAATCGCTGGACCGACTTTAGTTCTGATCTCAGCGGTATCGTCAACTATCATATTGACGCCACGATTTACAATTTCTAGTTCTTCATATGCTCGTTCGTATTGAGTGATAGGCTCGCGACTTGCATCTATTTTATGGTCATAATACTCTTGAGCAGGGTTCAACTTCTCTTCGCGGTCAATTCCTAATAATCTGTCATACCATGCCATGTTTTGATCTCTGTATTTCTACCCACTTTTCCTGCTTCTTAGCAGTTGCTAGCGAAGGGTCTTTACCGTAAATAGAATGAAGCTTTAAATGATGTTCATGGCATAGAGTAACTGTATGTTCGTAGAGCTCTGCTGTATGCTCCTGTATAAACTCATCTCTAAAGTCTAGTACATCTTCAGGAACTTTTTTGTGTTTTTTAACCCATTTATACAGTAAAGGGCTTAAACTATAAAAATGATGGAAGTCTAAGTTAGACGTCTCACCACAAATGTAACATTCAATGCCTTTTTTATATCTTGATTTTGCTCTGTCTCTGACATATTTTACCAGATCTCTTTTTAGCTCTACCATTTTCTTTAACCCAAATTATATCGAAGTTGAGGTTTGAAGTCAAACACTATTTTCAACCATGTCTGTTAAAACGATGTGTGCACGGTTTCAAAAGAATATAACGCATATCTTAAAGCGTCTGCCATATGAGAAGCAAAATTATGCCTGGGCTTCTCTTTTACCAAATTAGGATTTGGATCCCATTGGTATTGATCCAGGCTTTTCAGAGTATGTTCACATCTCTGATCTACAATTAAATTGTTGTTATCTACTATCGAAGCGACATGGCCAATTCCATCGGTCAAAGATTTTTTTGCATTGATGGTTGATATGTCAAAATTTTGTGCGAAGTCGAAGCGGGTTTGTTGCGCTGCAGAGTCGATATAAATGTAGTCTATATCCCACTTTTTAATTAACTTCTGTATCTCTATAGCGTGCTTCTCAGTGGTGCGCTCCGAATCGAGATATTCATCAAATAAATAAAATTTTTCAGAATCCCAATCATACCCTAAAACACAAAATGCAGTAGGATCTCTATACCCTACGTCCATCCCCGCTATTATATCCATCTTAGAAGTTTCCATACTTTTTAAGTCTGCGATACAATTTTCAATATCGAAATTCCAAATTTGACCTTCGTAAGTATTAAAATCAGCTTCGTATTCTTGTCTAAACTCCGCATCGCTCATAGATGAACGAGCTTCTTTAATATCTGATTCACTCATACGAGGGTTGTCCTGATATGTGGCTCTAATAGACGCCCACTCTGGAAACTCGTCATTAAAACCGCGATCATAAAACTCTGCAAACCAGTTGTTCTTTCCTCGTGGGGTGGATACAAATATTGCCTTAGAATTCGTTTTATCTAGTGTGGGTCTTAGTGCCACATTGAAAGCATCGCGGCCGTCTGCGGATAGTGCAGCTTCGTCAAATATAATTAAGTCATAAGACCTACCAACAGTTGAGTCTACTTGATTTATAGACCCCATTCTAACTGTCGAGCCGTTAGATAATTCAATTATTTTATCTTTGGCGTTATCTCTTTTAATTTCTAAATCAAAATGCTTAATTAGCGTTCTTTGCAGATCAAAAGAAATCTGAGACAACGCATAGTTAGGTGAGATAATTAAAATGTTTGAGTTTGGTACTAGAGATACCAGCTGTCCTATTATATTGGCTATATATGTCTTTCCCTGACGCCTTGATAATGCTGCACAAATAAACCTGTATTTAGGATTATTTATTGCGTTAATAATTGCTATCTGTGATGATAGCGGTGTTATGCCGAGCAGATCCAAATATGGAGCTACTGGAAGTTTGAGAAAACGTGTCTCAGATTGTAAATCTAATAACTCATCAGAAGTTATATCTTTTCTACTTATTTGTACTGTCATTCTTTTTACCAGTAACAGTGTGGATAGCGAACCAAAATGTCAAAATCATAATAACATCTTCTTCCTAAGGAAGTACGCATATAAAAAGGTGCTGTATAATGATCATACACTCCAAAGTTAAGACTAAATTCAACCTTTGGAGGTGTCATACTAGCACATGAAGTTAACAAACATAGTAATGCTATGTTTTGGACGATCCTGTATTTGCGTATAAACCGAACCATGCTGCACCTGCTCCTACTATCACTGATATTAACCCTGCTTGTTCCATTGTTGGAGCTGGAAGCCCCATGAACCACATTGCGCTATAGTACAGTAGATATATGTAAGTGGAAATAAATACTCTAGGAAAAATTCTCCAAGAGTCTATTGCTGCGGCTAAGTCTTTCACTCCTTGATATTTCGGAGGAGGAGGCCCTTCAGGTGCAGGACCAGCTGCTGCAGCATCTTCTAACTCATCTATCCTTTGTAACATAGCTTGATACTTGTCTAAATCTACCTGTACTTCATTTCTATCGCCGTCTGTCATTACTTACCTCGCTTCTTAGGCTTTTTCTTTGGCTTTTTGCCATATCCTCTACCTTTTGGCATTTCAGTCTCCTGAGTGTCTTCTGTGCTTATTCCAAGCTAGGAATCCAAAACAATATAACGTAAACCAGGCACAGTAGTTAATAAACTTAAATCCATTAACTGCTATCGCCGCTTCCCTAAAGGTCATATCACATTCTTTCTGTGTCATTACAGGCCCGAACTCACCAGTCTTAAACTTCAATTTCGAAAATTTGTAAGCATAATCGTGGATAAGTCCCGGTATTAGTAATAATCCTATAGGGTTTAACAAGAACCAAAAGATTCTAGGGATGGATGCACCATCAAACTGAAATCCTTTAGGTATTACAAAATTTTCGCCATTTATAGTAAAATGCCAATCTGCTGCGATCATCCATTTTCTACTATTGGTCAACCACACCCAAATGGCGGTAAATATACCTCTTCCTTTAGTAGGAATAGGTAGTGGCTGTATTAAGGGCATTGCTTCGTATTCTAAAATCACTCTTCGTCGTCATCCCAGTCGTCTTCATCATCATGATCGGGCTCTTCTACTGCATGTCCGCCTACATATGCGATTGCTTTTTCTTCGCTATCAAATCTTTTCACGGGATGACCTGGTTCAGTAACGTACCATACTCCTCGTTTTGAATGTATTTCCATTTATTTCACCTCTCTATAAAACTTGTGGGAACCAATCTGAATATATTCATTTGTTGCCCACTCTGGAGATACCTCATTAGAGTGATACCACAGTGCTCCATTGGTAATATCTGGTATTCCAATACCATAAATCCATTTGGCTACGGATACTGCACGTGCCCACTCTTTGGGTTCTCTTGGTATGTCCGATAAGCCATCACAAAACCAACTAAATTGACATCGATGTCTTCTCGGCCATTTTCCTAAGTATTCAGCTTGATATACAACGTCACAAGCTGAATCGGGGAAAATAGTAGACTCCACACGGTTCATAACTACTGAACCCACGGCTACTTTTCCACGTAAATCTTCGCTCCTAGCTTCAAAATAAACATTTAAAGCTATACAGAGTATAGCTTCTGTAATCACACTAGTATAGAAACAATAATTCCAAGTAAAAAGAATATAGTGGTTGCACCACCGGCCCTTATCATACTTTCCATCCGGCTAAGTTGACGTTCAATTTCTGTTAAACGCGAAAAATTGGTTTTCCACCTCTCTTCACATTGTACTTCATGAGTAGCTAGTTCTATTTCTAGTTTTCTAACCTGCTCATCTAGATTAGTCGTTTCCATTTAGCAGTTTCTCCATCAATTTACCATAATTTCCTTGTCCGAAAGGTATCCCTTCATTGATTTGGACATTAGTTTGATTTTTAAGGTTACTTTGAGTTGCTCTTTGTAAGTCTGCTTGAGCTTTTATCTCGTCCATTCGCATTTTATGTGCTTGTTGCATGAGATCTGCTAAATCTTTATTAGAATATATGCCTGTTTCTTGAGCTTCATCTAGTTTTGACTGAATCATCTCGTCCATTACAGTTGCAATATTCTGTCTATTTCTATAACCGAGGTCTAGATACACAGTATCAATGTATTTCTTAACCTCGCGTTTATTTAGAGTCTCTACAACGGCGTTTTCTGTTACCTGTAAAGATTCACATACAGCTTTTATATTACCAAACTGTAAATAAGAGTTAGCTACCTCAAGTCCTTCAGGAGATATTACTGTTAATTCTTTAGACATAGAGTAAATTATATCTAAAAATAATTCTGAAGTCAAGAATTTTTTTCCTTGGGTGGAAGGTCTGCTGAGTTTAGCACCTTTTTTGGTTTGTAAATTTCCCTAAGTTGCGCATGGTGGTGGGCGCGCGAGCGCCTGGCGGAGCCCGGTCTAATAACCGCCCCCATATGATAGGTGTTAGGAATCCGGAGCCCGGACCCGGTGCATCGAGGTGCCATGTCTCACTTTATATTCTGCCATCATCCACCTGACGGCTCGCAAATGCGAATGATTCTCATTTGCATCCTGGCCGAGCCCGGCCTCAATTGTGACAAATTGCAACAATTGCGATTCAGGGGTTGACAATAGCGGCGAGGTGTGTCATAATACGCGTTATGAATTGGGCAAATAACGTGCGACAGAACGACAGAAAAACGCGACGAAAGGGGTTTACTTTTGTGATAGACTCCTGTAGAATATGCCTTATGAAACTGAGAAATTCCTTTAACCCTGTCGAAAATTGCGAGGTGCAAATGACTAAGACAGTTAACTATACCACCGATATGGTGGCTGAGATGGCGGCTCAATCTCCGTTAGACTTGGAAAAGGCGAAGGTCTTATCCAAACTTCTGAACCGTTCGGTTCGTTCAATAATCGCTAAGGCGAAGCGGGAAGGTATCGACTACATTTCCGTTAAGCCAGCAGCCAAGCGCGTTAAGGGTCAAACCAAAGCGCAAATGGTTGAGGCGATTTCCGCGAAAGTTGGCGCGGATACTCTAGAAGGTTTAGAGAAAGCGCCAGCTCTCACACTTGGAAAGCTGCTAGAATGTCTCTAGCAGTTATCCTTAACTGGTTTGGAGCAGCCGCTTTAGCGGTTGCTCCATTCTTTATAACTTTTGTATGGGGTCAGGTGCTTGCAATTACCGGACTCACTTTATTAACTCGACAGGCTATAATAAACCGGACTTGGAATTTGGTATTTCTAAACATAACAGGTATTATAGGCTATTCATTTACAATCATAGGAACAATATAAAAATGTTTATAGATTCAACATCAACTCCCGATAAATCAGACGGTTGCCCGTTTGCAGATTTGGGCTACAATTATTTGTGGGAAGTCACCAATTTAGGTGTATACGTTCCCGCATTTAGAGGCGCGTCAATCTTCAAGGATGGATTCGCTAAAGAATGTTATAGCGGCGGTTTTAATGGGGTTCAATCCAGAATCCGCAACACGCTTGCTGATATGGAACGCTCATTCTCTCTAGCGGATGGTTCGCTGATTGGCAAATTACACTTTGCTAAACTTGGCACGTTTGACGAATGTTTGAGCGCGGAACAATTTTTCCATTCTCGTTATAAGCCGTTTCGCGTAACGGGCTTATTTCAAGACTTGCGAACATCTGGTGAAAAGCCTGTCGGCGGCTCATCGGAATTTTACAATATGACTAAGCCAGAAGCGCATGGACGTTTCGCTAATTCGTGGCGCAAGTCTAACATGGCAATCGGTCAAGAAATTGTCGATTACAAAAGGGAAAATAATATTCATGGTTGCCCGACTCCATTAGGTCAAAACGAAGAGCCATCAAATCCTAAAGGATGGGACAAGGTTACCCTATGAAATATGTTATATTCGATTTAGATGCAACTGTCATAGATTCATCGCATCGACAAATTACAAAAGCGGATGGTTCGCTAGATTTGGCGGCATGGAAAAAGAATTCCACTTATGCTAAAGTCATGCGCGATTCGCTACTACCTCTCGCTAATCATTGGAAAAGAATACAGGAATTAAAAAATGTCTATATCGCTGTACTTACTGCTCGTGTCATGGGTGATGCTGATTTTCATTATCTCGCTTTCAAAGGATTGAAAGCCGATAAAATTATGTCACGCGCTTTTTTCGACCATCGACCCGACCACGTTATGAAAAAGCAAAAAATTATCTCTTTTCTTTTAGAAAGAAATATTAAAAACTGGTCAAATGTCACATTTTATGATGACAACAAAAACGTCTTGGAAATGCTTTTGGATTTGGGCATTAACGCAAAAGACTCCATTAAAATCAATCAGGAACTTGCATAATGAACGACTTGCAAACTTTACAAGGCGAAATTAATATTGCGCTAGAAAATACAACTAATCCGGTTGCGGTTATTTTAGAGGGGCGAGATGGCGCGGGTAAAACCGGCGCTATCCGTCAGGCTACGGAATATCTGCCTTTCAGCCAATACAAAATAATTCATTCTCGAAAGCCTAACACTTCTGCGATGAATAACTGGCTTTCTTATTGGTTTCATCAATTACCAACTAATCCTCAAGAAATTTTCTTCTTTGATAGGTCTTGGTATTCACGCGCATTATGCCAGCGATTGAATAACTGGGCATCTGATAGGCAAATTGAGAATTTCTTACGAAAGGTTGAAGATTGGGAAATTAAACAACAGGAAAGAGGAATTCAAATTATAAAATTCTGGCTTTCTATTTCTGAGGAAACACAAAAGGAACGATTAACTCGCCGCATTGGTTGCCCATTACGCGGTTGGAAATTTTCAAAGAATGATGCAAACGCTCTTAAAACTTACGATTTAATGACGGTTGCAAAAAATGATATGATGGCTTGCTCGAATGATTGGATTGAAATTGATTTCAATAACAAGGAGTCAGGTCAATTTCATATGCTTGAGCAAATTCACAAATACTTGATTGAGGGTTTTTACTATGCACAAGAAACATCATAATTACTTCTATAAATATTCTGACTTAACGGAAAATAAAAACAAAAACTTCTGGCGTTGGATTGGTTGGCGTGAATTTGGGCGCGGCGTTTTATATGGCGCGTCTATGACTATCGGCGCGGCTATAGGCGTTGCGACTTTCTATTATCTTTGCGTCATGATTTTACTATTAGAGCCAACGCTATGAGATGGATTGGAATTTTATATATCGTTTATTCAATAATAACCGACTTGGCAATCTGGGGCGGGGCATTTTATCTTATGCTTGATTCCGTTTTATAAAAGGGGTCGCCTGTCACATTTTGCGGGCGGGCGGCACTGCGCGCACTGCAAGGCGCTGAATGCGAATCATTATCATTTAGATTCGCTTTCTCATTTAGAAATGAGGTGATTTTGACCAATTGGTACAGAACTCTCCTGCGC